GATAGGAATTATTCTTTTAGCGTGGGTAGAAACGTTTTTTATAGAACCAGGATGGAATTTTCATAAATGACACAAAAGAAGTTACAAAAAGGTAGTGCGTGGGAGTACGTAGATATAGATAACGATGGTGAAATCACAGATGGTGAGATAGCCATGGCTCAAAAAATGGAAGAGTTAGAGCATCGTAGAGAGATTCATGAGAATTTAGATAAGATGCAAGATCAACAAAGGTACATGGCGTGGGTTGCTATGGGTTCGATGGTTATCTTTGTTGGAATTTTGATGACACCTTTTATTGAAACAGATAGAATTAATATGTTCAGTGGATTTTTAAATACTTTTTTTGTTTCACAAGCAGCCGTTGTCTCTGTATTTATGGGAGCTACTGCTTACAGTAAAAGAAATAATGATGTTTCTGTTCAAGCAAAGGGAGATCGATAATTATGCCACACTATACTAAAAAACTTAAAAAAGTAATTGGTGGTTTAAAGAAAGCGTCCAAGACACACGCAAGACAAGCAAGAACCTTATCAAAAATAGAAAAAGATCAAAGAACTAGATATAAAAAGCCGCATTCAAAAACTAGGAGAAAAAGATGATAAAACCAAAAATTATTAGAGTTAATCCTGTTGCAAAAGCAATGCTTCAAAATAGAAAACCACCACAAGTGGTTGAGTCCAAAAAAATATATGATAGAAATAAGAAAATACATAAACTAGACAGTGCGAGTAAAATTAGGGCGATGTTTGAATGAGTTTATATTTAATCAACTAACAAAATGAGGAGAATAAAATGAGTGTGGCTAAAGATATGTTGTTTGAAGAAATGGAGCGTATTGAACGGGAAGAGTATGATGAAGATGGCAATGCTAAAGAAGGTGCGGAAAGCATTGACACAAAAATACAGGAGCTATTTAGGGAAATATCTGAATAATGGGGCTATTAGATAATCTTATACAACCAGTATCTAAAATACTAGACAAAGCGATACCTGACCAAGATCTAAAGAGAAAACTTTCTCATGAGATTGCAACCATGTCAGAAAAACACGCTCAAGACCTGGCCCTCGCTCAAATTAAAGTTAATGCAGCAGAGGCTGCGAGCGGAAGTTTGTTTAAAGGTGGCTGGCGTCCTTTCGTTGGTTGGGTCTGTGGGGTTGCTTTTTGCTATCATTTTATTCTTCAGCCAGTTATTATTTTTATAGTGGCTTTGATTGGTATGGACATACCCGATTTGCCTAGTTTTGAGATGGGTACACTTCTTACTGTCCTCGGTGGTATGCTCGGAATCGGTTCATTAAGAACCTATGAAAAACAAAAAGGATTAACTAAGTAAATTTTAGAAAGTGAGTGAACGATATGCCAAAAGACGCTTGTTATCATAAAGTAAAAGCCAGATATAAAGTTTTTCCTAGTGCTTATGCTAGTGGAGCTATAGCTAAGTGTCGAAAAGTAGGCGCAGCAAATTATGGTACTGGTGGTAAAAAGAAAAAGAAAAAGAAGAAAGTTGTTAAAAAAGCAGAGGGTGGTATAATAGCTGCAATTGATAATCCAAAAAGATTACCACCTAAAGGTTTTAAACCGGGTGGTATAGTAGCCGCAGGTTGTGGCGTTGTGGACAGTGCTAAACGTAAGAGAACGAGAACTTTTTAATGGCTGTACGAAAAACAAAAGAAGGGTTAGCTTTAAAACGTTGGTTTAAGGAAGATTGGAAAGATGTCAAAACGGGGAAGGCGTGTGGCCGTGGCAAGGGTGAAAAACGGGGTACTCCATATTGTCGCCCCTCTAAGAGAATCAGTTCTAAAACTCCCAAAACAGCATCAGAACTTACAGCAAGTGAGAAAAGATCCAGAATCCGACAAAAAAATAAGCTCGGACAACCTGCAGGAAAACCCAGAAGAGTCAAACCAGTTAGAAGGAGAAAAAAATCATGATGGGAAAAATGAAAACTAAAGGTATGCGTAATGGCGGTAAGGTCATGACTAAAGGTTATCGTGGTGGCGGTAAAGTTATGTCTAAAGGCTTTCGCAATGGTGGTAGAGTCAAAACCAAAGGTGGTAGCATGGGTGGAGCCAAAAAAATGACAGTGGCACAACTCAGAGCTATGGCTAATAAAATGGGATATACAATTAAGAAATCTTAATGTCTTATTTAATTAGTAACATCCCTCATTTTAAATGTTGGGTAAGAAAGGAATTTACTTGTAATCATCAGAGATACCATGGGGAGTTTCTCCACGGTCTCGCTATTGCAGTAAATACTATACCAGATAGGTGTTTGAGTTTTCAAATTGTGTTCACTGGTTGTGAACCGGATGGAGAACCAGAGGATACTGTTCATGGTGGTGCTATGTGGGCGAGAATGCCTATTACAGCACTAGTGGCAGATATACCACTACAAGAATGGCCTACTTTGATGGAAACACACTTGGTACAACCTTGGGATTGTAGTTCTCGTCATCATTCTGTTATAAAAATGGATAGAGTAAGTTCTAGTCCTTGGATGTGTAAGATAGATGGAGAGTTTTATCAAGGAAAGTATTTGTTTACAGTAGACTATACAGATAGTGACATAGCAGATGATGCAGCTCAACACAAACAAAGTCATGTACTACAACTTACAGATGCAGGAGAATGGACAGGAAATATAGTTGCTCTACCTAATAATCGAGTAAGAGCTACAAGTCCTGCTTTATGGGAAACAGGAGAGGGTGCGCCAGATTTTAAACCAAGTCAACACCTTCATGCTGCTGAAATACACAATAGCTACCTTGACCCAAGAATAACTTTTGATAATCTATATGCACAAGAGGAGAATGAATCATGAAAAAAATAGATGCAGAAAAAAATCCTGGACTAGCTAAACTTGCGAAAGAAGCACCAGAGGTTGTGAATAAAATGGGTTACTCAAACACTGGTTTTAAAAATGGAGGAGCGGTTATTGTAAAAACAAATCAAAAACCGCATATAGGATAGGAGATACAGTAATGGCAGAGAAATTTACTAAAGAATCTGAATTAAATAGATTATTAAAAATATTAAATAAGTCAGAGGATCATAAAAGTCTATTTAATAGACTTAAAAAAGAAAAAAACCAAGTAAAAACTGGTGATTTTAATCCAGAGTATTTATCAAAAGACAAAGATGGAATAGATTCTTATACTCGAGCTTTAGATGAAATTGTTACTAACTATGTATATAATTCTGACTTAGGAAAATACGTAAAAAAGCCTAGAGGTGGAATGGGTAGATCACCTAATCCAAGCCCGATTCCTAGAGGTGGAATGGGTCCTTCTCGAAAAAACAGAGGTGGTATGATAAACTATGGATCAAAAGGTTTTAAAAATGGAGGAGCGGTTATTGTAAAAACAAACCAAAAACCGTTCTTGGGATAAATGGCTAGAAAAAGAAGTCCTGCTTGGCAAAGAAAAGAAGGAAAGAACCCTAAAGGTGGTTTAAACGCAAAGGGCAGAGCTTCTTATAATCGAGCTACTGGTGGCAAATTAAAGCCACCCGCACCCAAGCCTAAGACAAAGAAAGATGCCGCTAGAAGGAAGTCTTTCTGCGCTAGAATGAAGGGTATGAAGAAGAAATTAACGTCCAAGAAAACGGCTAGAGATCCAAATAGTAGGATAAATAAGTCATTGAGAGCTTGGAACTGTTAAATGGATGTTGTAAATTTTGCAAAATACCTATATAAGAAGATAGAACAGCGTGAGCAAGATATCTCAATGGTGTTAATAAGTGGCGGTGTACAGAATCAAGAGCAGTACCGTCAATTAGTGGGAGAGGCACAAGGACTCTCTTTCGCTAAAGAAGAAATCAAGTCCTTGCTGGAGAACAACGCAGACTATGACGAAGACACTTTACGTTCCTGATCATGTGGCGCAAAAAATAAACAAAGAAAAGAAAAACAACGTTGATTTAGACAGCGCATACGTAGATCCTAAAAACAAAGTTTTAGATCCTAGCTTATTAGATAAATCTTTGGTAGATAGACTTCCTCAACCTACAGGGTGGAGGTTGTTAGTTATGCCTTATCAAGGTAAGGCTACAACAGAAAAAGGGTTACATATTCCCGATCAAATTAGGGAAAGAGAGGCATTAGCTACTGTTGTGGCTTATGTTTTAAAGATTGGCCCTTTAGCTTATAAAGATCCAAATAAATTTGGAGATGATCCAAGTCCTTGGTGTTCAGAAGGAGAATGGATTTGTATAGGAAGATATGCTGGATCTAGGTTTAGAATTGATGGTGGTGAGGTTCGTATCATAAATGATGACGAAGTAATCGCTAAAATTTTAGAGCCAGATGATATTAAACACGTTTAAGGATATATTATGGAACAAAAAGTAGAAGTTGAAGAGGAACAAGAGGTTGAAATTAAAGTTGAGGAGAATCCTTCTGTGGATTCAAATACAAAAGATAATGCTACCTCTGCGCCTGAAGTGGTGGTTTCAGAAGAGAAACCAGAAGATAAAGAAGAAGAGTTAGATGATTATAGTAAGAGAGTTCAAAAACGAATAAAAACTCTTACAGAAAAATATCGTAACGAAGAGAGAGAAAGAGAAGAAGCTACACGTTTTGCTGCTACTGTAAAAGCAGAAAATGATGATCTGAAGAAAAGATTAGCTAATTTAGATACAGGCTATCTTAATGAATACGGAACTAGGTTAGAATCTCAGCTTTCTTCTGCTAAACAATTATTTAAAGAAGCCAGAGATGCTGGCGATTCAGAGAAGGAATTTGAAGCACAACAAGCTTTAGCTAAAATAACTGTTGAACAAGAACGTTATAGGTTAGCTAAACAAAGACAAGAACAGAACAAAGTGGAGGTGCAAAAAGCACCACAACAACAGCCACAACAATCTCAACCTCAACCTCAACCTCAACCTCAACCAGATGAAAAAGCCAAAAATTGGGCTGAAAAAAATGAATGGTTTGGTCAAGATGAAATCATGACCTATGCGGCCTTTGGTCTTCACAGAAAATTAACCGAAGAAGAAGGGTTTGACGCGAAGAGCGATGAGTATTATAATGAGATTGATTCAAGAATGAGAGCAGAGTTCCCACACAAGTTTAAGAACTCAGTTCCTAAAAACGGGGGAAGCACCAGAGTCGCATCGGCTGATACTTCCGCATCCCGCACAAAAAATACCGGGCGCAGGACCGTCAAGCTATCTCCTTCGCAAATTGCTATAGCGAAGAAACTTGGTGTTCCTCTTGAAGAATATGCAAAATATGTCAAAGATTGAGGATTATTATGGCAGATAGAACAGAACGGTCATTACAGAGTCGTGAAAAAACTACTAGAAGAAAACCTTGGGCCCCACCAAGCAGATTAGAAGCTCCTGCACCCAAAGAAGGGTATAGGCATCGTTGGATAAGAACTCAACTTAGGGGTGAGGACGATTCAATCAACGTTCATTCAAAATTGCGTGAAGGTTGGGAAGCTGTCCGAAGTGATGAATATCCTAACGAAGACTTCGCTACCATCGAAGATGGGAAACACGCAGGAGTCATTGGAAATGGTGGGCTTATGCTTGCCAGAATACCTGAAGAAACAGCAGAAGAGAGAAACGCATATTACCGGGATCGTACCCGTGACCAAATGAAAGCTGTAGATCAGGACTTAATGAAGGAACAACATCCTTCAATGCCGATTGAGAATAGTCGGCAAAGTCGTGTAACATTTGGTGGTCGTTCTAAGGATGACTCCAAGTAATTGTAATTTTTGCTATAGGAGATAAAAATGGCAAACATAAATGGAGCCTTCGGGTTACGTCCTATCGGTAAGCTAGGACAAAACACGAATTCTACTGGTATGTCTGGTTATACTCTCTACGAAATTGCAAATGGTAACTCTAATGTGATCTATCAAGGATCACCTGTTATCCCTTTATCTACAGGTTTTATTGACATTGTAGGTGCGGCAGCAGGTGGAACTGTGGGTCTGTTAGGTGCTTTTGCTGGTTGTGAGTATGTTTCCTCAACTACTGGAGAAACTGTGTTTTCAAACTACTGGCCTGGTTCAGGTGCAGATTCAAACTTTCCTGTGAAAGCTTTTGTTCATGATGATCCCATGCAGTTATATGTAATTGCATCAGACGCATCTTTGACAAATAAAGCTACTGCTTTAGCTCACAGGTTTGCAAACGCCAACTTCGCTTCAGGAACTTCTGGTTCAACAACCACTGGTATTTCAAGTGCTACACTAGCGGTAAGCACAGTAAATACTACTAATACGTTAAATTTACGTATTATGGGTTGGCAAGATGATCCAGAAAATGCTGATTTTAGTGCAGCTGGTATCCCTTTAATTGTTCGTTTAAACAACCACTTCAATTCACCGAATGGTGCTATTGCTGGTGGAACTGTTTCTACGACAGGCGTATAGGAGACTAAATAATGGCTATATCAAGAGCGCAATTAGCTAAAGAACTAGAGCCTGGTCTTAATGCCTTATTTGGCATGGAGTACGCTAGGTATGAAAATCAACACGCAGAAATTTTTACAACTGAAACATCGGATCGTTCCTTTGAAGAAGAAGTAATGCTTTCTGGTTTTGGAGCAGCACCGACTAAGTCGGAAGGTTCCGCTGTATCTTTTGACGATGCTAACGAAGCATTTACAGCAAGATATAATCATGAGACTATCGCACTTGCTTTCTCTATTACAGAAGAAGCAGTGGAAGATAATCTCTATGATAGACTATCTTCAAGATACACAAGAGCATTAGCTCGCTCCATGGCACACACAAAACAAGTTAAGGCAGCAGC